AGTTAGCAGCTTGATCTGCCATCCATTCTGATACTTGTGCAGGATTAGCATTCTTAACAAGCTTCTTATACTCCAAGCTACGACCAGCAATGTACTGGTTAGCACGGATCTCTTGAGCAATGATGTTGAGTTTATCAAAGATAATCTCTTGCTGACGAGTGGTGTCTGCAGTATCACCAATCAAAGACACAGCCCTTGCAGCATCAGCAACATTATCACCAGCTTGCTGGGTAATCATTGCAGAAGCACGCATGTTATCAGCGTTAAACATCTCATCGAATGCACGCCTAAAAGACTGTGAAGCAATGACCCACTCCTCTTCACCAAAGAACTTCTCACCTTCATACAAGGTTTTCTTCATGTCTTCAATAGTCTTTGTGAAGTCTTGAAGATCAGCATTAAAGATAGAGTTAGTAAGGTTATCTACTGCTGCATCAATTTGAGCGGCAGAAAGCTTGGTTTTACCAATGATAGCATCAACACCAGGACGCATACCTTGAAATACTTCGTCCAAGTTTTCAGCCCGTTCTGTGCCATCAGCAGCTTGCATAAACTTCTTTTGGAAAGACTCAGTAACAACAGGAGTCATCCTACCATTGGTAGTACCTACGTTGTTCTGAATACGAGCTTGGTCAACCTTAGCTGCAATAGGATTAGCATCAGTGTTAATGACAGCACGTGCTTGAGGTTCAGCAGGTTCATTAACAAAAGCATCATAGTTCTGACCCTCAGGATCAGCCAACATACGAGCTTCTGCTTCATCAGTCTGAGCAAGGATTTGACGCTGCTGTACAGCCTCTACAGAGTCTGCAACAGTGTCGTCAGTAACCTTCAATGCTTCTGCAGCTTCTACAAGCTTTGCAGCTTCAGGGTCAGTAGGGACGATCTTAGCAGCCTTACGGAGAGCAAAGAATGCTTGAAGAACACTAAGACCAGCACCCATCCCTGCATTCTCAAGGATGTTCTTCTGACGCCTTACATCAGGACTATCTTCATCACGAGTAGCCCATGGAATATCAGTACCCAACCATTCATTCAATGCTTGGGCAATGTTCTCGTCTTCAGTAGATGTAGAAGCTATAGCCGTAACTGCAGTATCTACACCCAATTCAGCAGCAAGACCACCAAGGATACGACTCCTTTTACTAATGTTCATTGCTTGGGTAGCTTTACCAACAGCACCAACTGTAGCACCACCAGCAATCAAGCTAGGAATAATAACTGAGGAAGCCTTCCTAACAGCATCATTCAGTGGGTTCTCATACTTAGGTTTACGATCATCCCACCACTTATCAACAGGCTTAAGCCAAGGTACGAGACCAACAGCATCAAAGACAGTATCAAGTGCACCCGTAAGTACAGCTTCTTTACGCCTAAGACCGCTGGTCTCGTCTTCCAATCCAGGAACGTACTTATCAAACAAAGAGGCACTCTCTTCAGCTTCCAAAGCTTCCATTTCCTGCTGTGCAGCTTGAGCTTCAGCAGATTGCTGCTCCCTACCTTGCATAAGCTGTTGTTGTTCTAGTTCTTGGGCAGCATACTGTTGCTGCTCTTCTTCAGGGTCGTAGTTAACGACTTGAAGATCTTCAGGAATATCAAAATAATCAGCCATATTAATTACCGCCAGTCAGACGGCTTACAAGATTAGGATTCATGTTAGAAGTTTGTCGCCAAACAGAAGGACCAAAGCTGATAGGTTGCATGCGTGCGCGTTCAATCATAGCACGTTCTTCAGGAGTAGCGTAGTCTGAAGGACCAACCCAAGGATTAATACCTGCAGTCTTCATGTAAGCAAGGGCAAGTGCATCTTGAACCTCTGGAGAGAATCGAGTCTCTGGAGGGATACCAAGTCGCTGAACCCAAGCAGCAAGCGTAGGACCAATGAATTGATATTTACCAACTGCATGGAGACGACCTGAAGCAATCCACTCATCATTGCTCATATTGTTATCAGCTTGAAGAGCCATCACTTCTCCAACAGTCATGTCAGTCAAAGCTTTACCACCGTGTTGACGCATCTTACGGAAGTCACCACTAAAGCCAAGAACACCACGACCACCAGCCACACCAATCTGATTGACTGCATTGTAGCCTGCAGCACCTGATTCATACTTAGCAAGTACATTCAAAGCTGCGCGTTGTTCGTTGGTAATCTGTGGGTTAGTGTAGATGCTAGGCATACCACTACCGAGCAAAGAAATGTCAGTACGAGTCTGATTGGGTTGATAGTTGATGAATCGTTGGAACTCAGGATCAACAGACTTCTGTGCTTTTTCTAGTGCATCAATAGGGATTTGATCGTATCCAGAACGCTTTGCTTGTGCATTAAAGACATCCAAAGCAGTCACCCTACCACCATATTGATTGGCAATGTCTTGTGCTCGTTGAGGTAGAGACACACGTCCTGTAGCTTTATAACGCTTGGAAGTGTTTTCAATAATTGCTGGTTCAATCAATTGCATCTCAGTCAATGCATTTTCGTTGCTACTAAGATCACGACGCAAAGTATCAATAGAAGGTACTACTGATTTGACATCAAAGTTTTTAAAGTAAGTACGTACAGCTTGATCAGCTGTACCAGTGGTATCAGTAATAGCATACCTACCGTTGGGATTGTCAAAGTTCTCCCGAACAACACCAAGTGCATACTCCTGAGCTTTTGCTGCATTTTCATACATGCTCATGCCACGCACATACTCACGTTGGAATAGTGCTTCAGCATCAGCAGTTACAAGAGGAACAGTAGGATCACCTTGACGATTCAGGAAGTCATAATTAACTTTACCTTTGATTGTAGCTTTAATGAAATCACTAGCTGTATCCATTACTGTCTTAGGAACAGCAGCAGCTTGAGAACTCTTAGCTAGTTCAAGACCTTTACGAAGAACATCGTTAGATACCTTACCAATAGAAGAAGTTACTTCCTCAGTAGTGAGAACACCTTTGATAGCTTTTTCTTCCCACAGCTCAGCGTAGAACTCATCTTGCTTACTTTCATTAGTAAACTCAGCATAGGTAGAGAGCATTCGAAGACCAGCTTCATTGCCCATCATCTTGAACTTCTCAGCCAAGGGTTCTAGATCACTGTCGTCCCAATCACCAGAAGCAATCTTTTCATTGATGATACCACGGACTTCATCATTCATCTGTGCAAACTCTCGTTGCTTGGTAGCTTCAGTTTGACGATACTGTTGATTAGCTATATTACGAGCCTCATCACGAAGCTCAGCAATCTGAGTGCTGTATTGATCACCAATGGTTTTATCTTGACCAGGGAATGTTTGATCAAGAATTTTCTGACGTTCTACATCACTGAACAAAGGATTACCGTTATCATCCTTTGCTTTGAACATCAGCTCTAGGATTTGAGTTCTAGCAGCACCACGGTCACCACCGTTAGCACTGGTTAGTGTGTTGAAAGCCTTAAAGAAAAACTCAGGAGTTTTAGTATCAGCAAAGTTATCTAGATCTTCATCAACACGTTTTTGCTGACTAGCTTTAATTTCAGCCTGTGCAGCTTGACCAACGATTTGTTCAGTACCACGAGCGATGCCTTCAATAGCCTTACCAATGGTTACTATAGGCTCTCCCCACAGCTCATACTTTTGGAGGTACTCCTCACTAAGGGCAGTTAGTACAGCGTACTTCTCGGAGCTTGTAGATGCCTGTACGGGCGTTATAGCGACACGTTCTCCGTTGTCACGTTCGACAACTACTTGAAGTGTGCTATTGGTTTGAAGTTGACCTTGTGCCCAAGTCAACCAATTACGTCCAGCACTAATTGATCTTGCTTCACGACGACCTGCTTCATATGCTGGGTTGCCCATTTTACGGACATTCTCAACAGCTTGGGCAGGAGCACCCATAGCAGCCAATTGATCAGCTTTAGTATTAATAGCTACCGCAGCTTGATCAAGCTGGTTACGTTGACTATCATTTTCCATGATAGCCATTGGATCAATACCATTTTTTACAGCATCATAGAAACCTTTAGAGTAGTCACGTTTGTACTTCTCTTCTTTAATATCACTAGCCAGTTTAAATGCACTAGTGCTTAGGCTAGAGATACTGTTGTAAAGATTCTGTTGATTAGTGTAATTAGCTTGAATCTCTCGTTCAATGTTATCAAACTTTCGCTCTTGAATGTCTGCAACATTACCACGACGCAGTTGCTCATTACGATCACGAGCACTGGCTTCTAACTGATTCTTGTACTTTAAACCTCGAAGGTACTCTGTTCTGTTCTGAATATCAGCCTTACGCTGCTCTTCCATACCACGTATGATACGTTGACCTTCTTGGCCAATTCGAGCAACGTTAGCATCTGATACTTGAATAGGACGGAACCCTTCAGCTTGGGCGTACCCTTGATAACTGATTTGTTCTGCCATTGTTAATTAATTACTTTTTAATTAAACCGCTAATACCACCTGCAACATCACCAAGTGAACCAAAGATGTCAGCAGTTGGGTTATAACCAGGAGTGAAGGCTTTAGGACCAACCCTAATCTTATAAGGTTTGACAGTCTTAGCACGAGGCACTGCAAGCGGTTCAGGAATTTCTGGAAGACGCTCAGGCTTCAACATACGTGCAGCTTCTGCATTCATATCTGCACCATACTTCTGAAGTGAAATACTCTGCAGATTCTGATTGTATTGTTTGTAAGCACTCTTCATGCTTTCTTCCATGATTGCTAGGTTACGACCAATGCCTGCCAATTCAGCTTGCATAGCCTTACCAGCAGTCCTACCAGCTTGACCACGAGCTTGAACTGCACCAACAGCTTCTAGCTCAGAGACCAATGCATCTTGTTTAGCAAATGCATCACCAATCTCAATCTCTTGCATCCTGCGATTCTCAGACTCGTAAGCCCTAGCAGCAGCAAGATTATTGAAAGCTAGCTGTTTCTTGTAGTTCTTCTCAGATTGCTGGTATTGACGTTCAGCAAGGTTCTGTTCATACTCACGAATCTTTACATTGTATTGATAGTTAAGTTGATTCGTGGCATCTTGGTAATCGTATTCCTTTCGGCGATTACGCTTGTCAGTTCGCCAAGTCTTTTTGTTGTATTTGTTTTGTCGCCTAGCTTCCTGCTTTTGAAATTGATATATTTCTTCGGCAAGTTTAGCTTCTTCTGAAGCTCGTCTTGATTCGGCAGACATGCCGAGGATGGAGCTTCCTAGACCAAATGCTAGGCTAATCCCTCCAGAAATAGGATCCATACCTTACTGCCTCGAATAATAACGTGGAGAATACCTACCTTCCCAAGTCATTGAAGTAATGGACAACGGGAATGGTGAATCACTGAATAGTTTCAAAATAAAATTGTCGTTACGTTGATGAAGTGGAACTGTATAAATAGTCAAATCTTGAAGTGGAACATTGTTAGCAAGGTATTGATCAGCAATCTGAACACTTTGGATGTTACGCCAATCAGTACGACCATTAGTAAGAAGTTTAAATTCAATACTACTGGATTGTTTGACGGATACCTTGACCCTAGCAACAGTCAGTGATGCAGTATAGTCAACACTGTTCTCACTCTTTCTGTAGTAGAATCTAGGTAGCTCAACTTCCATATCATAGCTATAGCCAACATAAATTTGACTAGCAATAGAAGTTAGATCCTCACCAACTACTTCTAAGGTATTACCAGTACCACGTGTTGCAGTCAATACATAACCAGACTCTTGAACTAGACCATCACCAACCAAAGCAACAGGTGTCCTATCAGTAATATCAGTATAAGGTAATGTTAAAGTACTGATGTCTGTATTAGCATCATACGTTACAGAAGATGGGTTTGAATACATATCTAGACATGTTTGTACAACCTGACCTTCTGCAGTAGTAAGGATCCTATCCTCAGGAGCTTGTGTTAAATTAGCACGAATAATAGTGTACTTACCTTCCTGTTTGGTTACAGCAATGAAGTCATCCCTATCAACAAGACAGTACTGCACATTACCGGCTAGCTTCCATCGGAACCAAGCTTGAATATATACCTGCTCTGCATCACCATATGTCCTATAGAAGTAGACAAATGGATCACTTGCACTACTCATAAAGACGAACGAGTTCTGAGGTGAAGCTTGTAGGTTATCAATAGTGTCAGGAACATACTCCGACACAACCTTACCTACATCCAGCACATCAGGGTTCTCATCAAAGCCTCGTGTCTTCAACGCATAAGTCCTAGAATAACCAGGAGTCTTACTCATGAAGACAATGTTAGTACCAACATCAACAGGATCAATCAATCGATCACACTCATAATTACTGATGGATTTGATTGCTGTTGTGTCAGGTGTAATCACACCAGTATCTGAGAACAAGACGAATTGTTGGTTATCAGTAAAAAGAACCAAACCTTGTGGTACAGGTAATACAAAGTTAAGAACTGCAGGACGTAGAGATGAACAGCTAAGGTCAATTGGATCAGCAGCAGTTACAGTCAATGCCGAGCTAAAGAAGAAATTAAAGAACTCTCCTGCTTTACTCAGGATAACGTTATCACCACTAAGGAAACCAAGTCTATTGTTGTAGAAAAAAATTTGATTAATTGTATTAGCTACAAAGCTAGGAAGACTGTTAGAATCTTCATCACCAACCAATCGTTGTTCCCAACCACTCCTTGTTGGTTGTAGGTTATCAATTTCGATTGGTCGGAAAGTAAAGGCATTTAGACCTGTGTTAAGCAGCTCATGCGGCATTGTACGTGGGTCAAGGTGGATAGGAATGTTTGGTTTAACAAACTCTTCCCAATAACCTTTACCAGATACACCATCTTCAGCTGTAAACTTGACGTAGTAAGTGTCTGAATTAGATGCTGTATTCTCAATAGTAACACGTCGCCCATGAACACTTTGAGACGGCAGATCAGAGATGTTGTTTACTGATTCTTGGAATACTTCTAGTTCATCACCGTTAATACCACCACTACCTGTAATAGTAAAGGCAGCTGTAGCACCAGTAATTTCAATGGTATCCCTCAGCTTAATAACAGTAGAGCCAGCAGGTTTAGCTGCATCTACAATAGTAAAAAGAGAGTCAATAACTTCAGATATGCTAAGAATAGCGTTGTTGGTTGTGTAGTCCCAAGCTGGATCTTCACCATTCCTAGTTGTAACAGTAGTTAGTGGAGTACCGTCAATAGTAATTTTATACTCTGCTCCAAACTCAACACTCTTCAATCGAATAGTAGCTGCAGTATTGGCAGTATAACCAAAGTTTCTAAAATCTGGACCAAAGCTTTGTGGTGCTGCAGATGGGAACTGCACCAATTCACCAGCTTCATCAAGGGTTCCAACTACCTTTGATTTATTAACAATAAAGGTAGAGTCCTGAACAGTAAGGACTTGAATATGATTCCTCGCTAGACCTGCAGCTAGTGTTAGATAATCAATAGGATTATATGCTGTAATAGATTCAGTAGTAACCGTTGCTTCAGTACCATCACTAGTATTCCAAATACGAATACCTGTTGGTGTTATACATCCAAGGTATTGTTCATCTTCATCCCTATTGATATAGAACCAACGACCACCATCCAATTCAGTAGAACCCACACCAGTCAGTTCTTTAATAAACTTAGTACCAGGACGCTTAGTAAGACCAAACGTTGGATCAATATAACCATTGATACAATCAGTTACCTGTCCTGGTAGTTTCTTATCATCAGCTTGCTTAGATACACCACCAAGAAAGCTCTCTACTGTTTGTGTAATACTTGCCATTAGCGATACAATGCACGATACGGTTTGTAGCTGACATAATAGTTCTTACCTTGTGGTGAACCAAAGTAAGTAAAGTCACCTTGATTGCACTCATATTCAAGTGCCATTGCTCGGGTGTAAGCTTCACGTTGTTGTAGCATTTGGTATTGAGTACTATCACCAATAGTACGTTGACTAAAGATGGTAGCACTACGAGCTACAATATAATCACGAATAGGAATAGGAAGGTCTTCCCAATTATACAGTTTCTTGATGTCACAGTAGATTGGATCAGTAAAGGTGAATGTTTGATTTACACGATCATACAATTTACCTTCACGTCTGACTACATCAATATCTCGATTGGTACTGTAAAGAGAGCTATCACTTTCATTTACATCAATCTGTAGGTAGTTATCAGGAATGAGGATCTCACCATTAACTGGTGTTACCTTTACATTATAATCAATATTAAAAGTCCATCCTTCTGCCTGCACTTCTCTTGAAGTTTGGTTCAAGGTGTTCAGTACAATCGCAACGTCCGGGTTGGAAACTTCAGTAACCTCTGTACCATCTTCAAAGGTAAGAGTTTGAGTTTCAATCGTAGTGACAGGCGCCTGACCTACTGACGCCAGAATTTCATTAACAGCTTGTAGCTCTAGAAGAGCGCTAGTAGTAGTCATATTAGCGAAGGAAATATGGATAAAAAAAAAGGAGAGCCGAGAAGCCCTCCCCAAAGAAAATTAATCAGGTGCGAGTGATGGCAGGAGCATCAGCTTCGACAACCGGATAAGCAAAGCGATGATTCTGAGTTTCAGAATAAACTTCAGAACCAACACCAGCAGCAGTTTGCACAACCGAACGACGAACAGCATGAGTGCCACTCACGGACAGGTTGCTACCTGCATAGGTACCAGAGACGGTACGTGCAACAGCAGCATTGTAGCTACCTGCTACACCGTTGTTACCAGCAGCAGACGTAGAGTTAGCCATTATCAGAACCTCCGCAGTTCAAGGAAAGAACCTTCTTGGACAGTAGTTGCACCAGCAGTATCAGCTTCCTTAGCCAGAAGCAGATTAACAGTAGAATCAGTAGTAGCGTTACCAAGGATAACACCTTGGATCACAGCCATACCTTGACCAGTGCCAGCGGTAGTCAGAGTGTCCTCAGTGTTAGGAGTCGTAGTCACTGCCAAGAAAGCAGTAGCACCAGGAACAATAGCATTCAGATGCTCGGAGTAGAAGGCAGGAGTAACAGTGCTACCAGCAGAATCAGTAGACTTAATGGTGTACTGCAGATCATCACCTGCATTATCCTGATCATAGAACAACGTGAAACGGAAGACCACACGCTCGTTCTTAAGAACATTAAAAGCAAAATCAGAAGCTGCAGTTGCAGTGGTAGTCAGAGCACTATCGGCAGCCAAGACCTGACGTGCTTCAAAGTAATCGGGCTGATAAACAGGACCGATATTACCGTTAGTAATAATAGACATAATTCAATTAGGAAGCATAAGGGAGTTTACCATCAGCATCGTCGGTCTTGATGTTACTTGCAGCATCAACTTGCCGACCATACTCAAGCGGAGAAAGAGGGTTGAGAGTTTCAGAACTAACCGAACCAATGCCGGTATTCTGAACAATCACACTAGAACCAGGAACGTAGGACATAATAGTACCTCCGTTATCAACCAGCCAGCAGCTCAATAGCAGCAGCAGGGTTCACCCAATCAGCACCCATAGCCATGCGACCAACGATGATGTCGCCTTGATACATGGTCTTCACGTCAGAGCCAGTGGTCTGAATCTGAGGACCGATAGCTTCCACAACACCAGCAGCTTCCTTACCATAGATAAGACCAGCGTGGTTAGAGAAGTCACCAGAGTAATCATTGTTCTCACCAGGAACAGCGGACACATTACCAGCCAGGAAAGGCAGGTTGTTGGAACGCCAGATCTTGATACCAGCAATCTCATAGAGACCTTCACCAGACTGAACACTACCAGCATTGTTACCGTAGTCACGGTTCAGAATGTTGGTGTCAACCTGAGAGATCAGAGCGTAGTATTGACGAGGAGACATCACAGCATTACGACCTTGCTTGGGCACGTTCTTTTCATCCATGATGGAGGCAGCTTCAAAGAAGGCATCCACCAGTGCTTGGGCATTGTACTCATTACCAGAACCCAGTTGGATCTGGCTACCACCAGGCTCAGGACCAGGAGCGGCAGAGATAGGATGAGCTTGACGTGCAGCTTTAGCGATCACACGGAAGATCTTTTTGTCATAAGCTTCAGCCAGAGCATGACCGATCTTAGCAGAGATTTCCGAACGCAGGCTATAGTGAGCCAGGGTCTCATCAAGGTCATAGACGAAGGCGCTGGACACCAGCAGGTCGTCCATCACGATGGTCTTCTCAGCCACCGGCGGATCACCGGAACCAAGAATAGGAGTACCAGGCGTATGGTAAGCAGCCTGCATACGACCAGTGTAGATGAACTGAGCAGACTTACCATTACGGAGGCTGCGGTTCATCACAGTACCTTTGGCGATAGTGGCACTTTCATATGCCTTAATCATTTCGCCAGTAAACAACTTCAGATAAGTTGCATACTTAGAATCATAGGAGCCATTATTTACCTTATTAATGGCACCCACAAGAGTTTGGGTAGCGTTAGCCATTGTTATTAAAAAGAAAAGAGAAGTACAGTAAGAGTTCTCTTTAAGCGCTTAAAGATATTAAGTTGTTATTTCTTCGGTAAATTCTTACGCTCACCGAACGCGTTCGGTATGAGGTGCCCGCCGTAGCAGATTCATACCAATTGGTAAGGGAGGGTTTGCACCTCCCAATGCCGCTTTAACGGACTACCGTTTTGTTGTACTTAACACCACGATAGGTGTAGGTAACTTGAATAGACATAGTTCGTACCGATAAGCTCATGCGCGTTCCAGCCTTGAGCAACCCGTCCCACACGTGGGATGAACGTACGAAATATTAACCAATTACCGGAGCACTATGTGTCGCCAAATCAAGTGGGAAGTTGTGAGCATTACGCTCATGCATAACTTCGAAACCAAGATTAGCACGATTAAGAATGTCAGCCCAAGTATTAACTACTTGACCTTGACTATCAATAATAGATTGATTGAAGTTAAGACCATTCAGGTTGAATGCCATGGTGCTTACTCCAAGCGCAGCAAACCAAATACCAACCACAGGCCAAGCAGCGAGGAAGAAGTGAAGACTACGGCTGTTATTAAAGGAAGCGTACTGGAAGATGAGCCTACCAAAATAGCCGTGAGCAGCGACAATATTATATGTCTCTTCTTCTTGTCCAAACTTGTAACCGTAGTTCTGGCTTTCTTGCTCGGTGGTTTCACGGACAAGAGACGAAGTGACAAGAGAACCGTGCATAGCACTGAAGAGTGACCCGCCAAATACTCCCGCAACACCAAGCATATGGAAGGGGTGCATGAGGATGTTATGTTCAGCTTGGAACACCAACATGTAGTTGAAGGTTCCCGAGATACCCAAAGGCATAGCGTCAGAGAACGACCCTTGCCCAAACGGGTAGACCAGGAAAACTGCGGAAGCCGCCGCAACGGGAGCTGAGTAAGCGACACAAATCCAAGGCCTCATTCCTAGTCGATAGCTAAGTTCCCACTCCCTGCCCATGTATGCAAAGATGCCAATGAGAAAGTGGAAGACGACGAGTTGGTAGGTCCCGCCATTGTAGAGCCATTCATCAAGTGAACCAGCTTCCCAAATTGGGTAGAAGTGAAGTCCGATGGCATTGCTGCTCGGAACGATGGCTCCCGATATAATATTGTTCCCGTACATAAGGGAGCCAGAGACGGGTTCACGTATTCCATCAATATCTGTTGGTGGTGCGGCAATGAAGCCGATAATAAAAGCTGTTGTAGCGACAAGCAAACACGGAATCATGATTGCGCCGAAATGTCCGACGTACAATCTATTGTTTGTGCTGGTTACCCAGTTCAAGTACTTGTCCCATACATTAATACTTTTTGGACGAGTTAGTACTGCGGTCATTTGTAATCTAAAGAATCTAATGCATCGAGTGCTCGGCATGCTCGGCGTTCACCAAGCAAGGGAAGAAACTTATCAAGTAAATCTCTAACCTCAGCCTGCCGGAAGAGCACCCAATTCCATGCAGGCTTGTGTTTTTTATGTGGTTCAAAGTAGATTTTACCTACACCAACGACATCACGGAACTTCTCAACGACATCTTTATCTGTCATCTTAAGTTTCATACGCCACTGTTTATTCGATTTATCGTAGTAGCAGGAACCTTCACCTTCGTAAAGCCCTACCGCCCATGCTAGATTTTCCATTTAATTAAGCCGTGTTACCTTTACAGGAGCCACTCCAGCACCCAGCATGCCAATGCGTTGTGCTGTTCCCTTGCTCAGATCTAGGTCTCTCCCGGGAATGAAGGGACCGCGATCTGTTACCCTAACTACTTCACATGTTTTGTAGCACACTTTAAGTCGTGTTCCAAATGGTAGAGATTTATGTGCAGCCGTTGGCTCCATCATATTATATCGTTCACCGTTTGCAGTACGGTTACCATGGAATCCTGGACCATACCAGGATGCAATTACAGAGATAGTAGTTAGGATAGGAATCATTTCTTTTTAGCAGTTTTAGCAGCTCTTCGGAAGTTGGCAGCAGTAGGCGCACCTTTGCTACCGGGTTTCCGCATCTTCTCGCCGGAGCCCGCGGCGATTCTTTTCTTCTTGGCGTGGATGTTAGCGTAGAGACCTTGCTTAGCCATCAGCGCTTCTTCCCGCCGCCGCCTTTGTGTCCTTTTTTACCGCAAGCCATAATTAAAATACTCCAGGAATGATTTGGCCGGTCAATGCATAAGCGCCAATAGCAGCCACGAAGCCAAGCATAGCAAGGCGACCGTTGAGCAGTTCAGCACGTTCGTTATGTGGTACACCGTAGGGATGGTCAGTCATAATAATGGGTGGTTCTTTTGCGAAAAGGTTATCAGTAGTCAAGGGTAGATCTCTCAAGTTTAGCGTAGACATCCTGACGATATGCAGGATCTGTGTCGTACCGTGGATCAGCCATAGCACGAACAACTTCGGATTGGCTACGGAAGACATCAACTTTATCAGCTGCAGATCTTCCAGTCAATAGTTGACCGTCAACACCGCTTGCATCTTGGAAACGATAGGCAAGAGCTTGAACAGCAAAGAAGCAGGCAACAGGGTCACCTCGATCCATCACTGCATCATACATGTCAATCTCTTGTTCTGACATGTTTTGACTAGCCCAGCTTAGCATGTTTGCATATTCCTGTTCTCCTCCAACAATGTTTTGGAGGGCAGAAACATTCTCAGCACTAAGCTCTTGTCCTTCAGGTTCACCTTGTTGTGAACGATAATCAAGATACATCTGAGCCAAGTCAGATGGATCCATGTTACCAAGTTTCTCCAAAGTTTCTTGGCTAAACTCTGATTGAGATTCTTCCCAAAGTGTATCAAGAAAAGAGGTATCAAGACTATCTTCTTCTACCTCTTCAGTTGGTTCTTCAACAGTAGTAGGTTCTTCAGGTTCAGGATCACGAGAACTAAACTTCTTTTGAAGTTCAATGTAAGCCTGTTCGAGTTCTTCAGCATCTCGGAACTTACCAGCCAACAACTCTTCCTGAGCAGACATTGCCTGTTCACCAATGGCTAGCGACTCCTGCTCTTCAGCAGTCAGCTCACCTTCGGGAGTTTCATTAGGATTGTACGTCAGTGTTGTCATTTGCTTTGGCGTGGATTACTTTGAGATTACCGAGACCGACAGTCTCTACATATTCAGTTGAACGACCCAGAGTTGGTGTGCCAATCTTAGCTTTGGGAGCATACTTGTTCTCAGGCTTAACTGGAGTGAACTCTGGTGTCGTCGGAGGTTCAGCTTTACTGCGCTGGCGGCGCTTCGGAGCTTGCTTGTTGTCCATATAGTTCGGGATTTTTGGATGGGTCGTTTGCAGGAGCAGAAGCTAGTTGACCAACTTGCTTGGTAAGTTCCATTTGCTGTTGTTGTTCCATAGCTTGTGCCTGCTGATCTTGTACTTCCTGCATAGTCTTTACAAGGTTCAGGACATCAATACCTTGTGCAGCTGCAAGTCGTTTGATAACTTCCTCAGGATTAACGTAGGTCTGAATAGCTTCGGGACCCATGGTCTGAGCAATAGTAGTAAGGAATGCACCCAAGCTTTCACGGTCTTGACCACGACCAAGTGCATTGATACCAGCCACAATGGTTGGCTTAACAATGTCTTTTGGAAGACGTGGGATCTGTCCTGTCTTTTGGAATACATTCAACTTACGATTCAGATAAGGCACCAAGAACTCAACAGTCAGCAAACTAAACAGTCCACCAAGTTGTTGTTCAAGTTCCATCTGAGTCATACGAACTTCCTCAGCAGTAGTTCGTTCGGATTGCCGTACAGAAAGGATGAGGAAAGCCTCACTCAATCGGCGTTCAAGAGACTGCATTAGTTCATAAGCAGTCCTGAAGTCAGCAGTTTTACCTACCTGTACAACACCAATGTCATCGGGTCGTCCTTGAATGATAGCACCGTTGCCTGCGTTCGCCAGTGTCTGCGGTTTGGTAGTGCTTGAGGGTGATACCACGAACACGACCTTAGCAGCTGCTGCAGAGCCTTCTACCATTGCCTGAGAGAGTGCTTCAAGAGACTTAAGATCTCCGATGAACTCCTCAACACGACCACGACCATACACCTCACCATCAACAGTGTTGAATCGAAGGACCAACCAAGGGTTAGCATCCAATGGTGCCTTACCCATGGAACCAGGAATAACTTTATCTTCGTACTCCTGATACCAAATCATTCGATTGTTATCTCGTTTGATGTGGGTGTAGATGTCAACTTCCTCATCCCGTTCACCGGGAGGGTTGTCAAGATTATTTGGTTTAATTTCTGGAAGCATCCCACGGAGGATCTTCTTATTAATGCGTTCTTTCGTGACTATTTCAAGCACGTTGCCGTTGCCATCACGATCTACGACATAGCGATTTAGCGGATAGAGTTTCAAACTATCCTTACCCATGTACACAAGTGCGTTACCTGCTACTACCAAATGCTTAAGAGCTTGGTGAATAACAACACGATCACTTGATGCTGCAATTGATTCGAGGATTGTACGTTCAATCTTTGCAAAGCTCAGGTCAAGTTCAGACCTTACTTCAGGTGGGAACTCTTCACCAAGCTTTGTATCATCAAGTTGAAGTTTAAAGAAGCTAGTCTGTGGAGGCAGTAGAGCCAGCATTAGTTTTGCTGCCAAGGTTACAACACCTTTTGCTCCAACACTTTGCCAAGGTGTAGGCAAATACCTAGCACCTTTCTGCCACTCTTCTTGTCCACGAATCAAATAGGGCAGTGTAAGATCTGCCGCATCTTTCGCTACGTCTAGAAATTGGGAACGGTCACTGGCTAAATAATCATACCGTTGTTTAGCACTCATTAGTTTTAGTAATAATTAAATTAAGCAAGACCACTGGCGCCTTGAAGATTAAGCATACTCCTGATCTTCAGTCGATTCAAACGGCTAGTGCCAAGCTGAGCAAGACGCAGACGTTGAGCACGACTACGACGACGTTTGATGCCAAGAGCACCACGTCCAGCTTCAGTACCTCCGATCATCAGATCGCCAGTTGTGGTATCCTCCTCTTCCTCGGGAAGGATGGGACCAGTGCCAGTAGCAGGAGCTTCAGCTACAGCTGTGTCAGCAGTGGCTGCGGGTTCACCGGCTCCACCACCACCTCCTCCTCGGCGACCACCGCCAAGCATGTCTTTAGTAGCAAGGATTGGTTCACCACTTCCAGTAGCTCCTAGGAATCGTTGACCAGGTTGAAGGTCAAGACCACGAAGTGCTTTTACATTTGCACTGCGAGGGTCAAGGCTCGATGGGATACCACCTTGGTCAAAGATGTTACCAAGGATGTTTTGCTCACGAGTACCAAGTTGACCTTTAGTCAAACGTCGTTCGGCACTACCTTGAATGCTAGCACCTTTAGCCAGCGCTTTGTCAATAGCTTTCTCACCTAGTCCAGTAGCAGCAAGCTTCATTGCTTCTTTACCAGAAAGAGCTTGACCTACTCGCACACCACGGATGGTAAGACCTTTGTCTTTACTTTTACCAGTCGATTTGTTTTTAGTTGAGAACATTTGCTGTGCGGGCTGACCCTCAAATGGATTGGATGTTTGTTTGGACTTTTTTCTTTTAGCCATCGTTTTCTAGTCGTTGTTGAATCCACTCTACAACTGAACGTTGACCCGAGCGGTACATAATTAATGATTGGGAATCATTGGGTGTGGGTGTAACAGGTGGAAAGTTTTCCTCCAGTTCTTGGAGGACAGTCTTTAGCTGGAGACCATGGGTCTCAAGCATATTGAGGGAGATTGGTGTTTGCATGTTCAAAGAAGGCAGGCATCCGTGCTCGCTTGGTGTCAGAAAGTTCAGGAGCCTTACCTTCGTACATCAAACGATCACTGGCATCCAGCCAAAATTTTTTGTTCAAATACTTGGACTGAGTACTATTACCTAGTGGTTGCATCACCCAGTTGATAGTTGCCTTACGCAGTTTATCAAGAGAAGGAGAGATATCAAGCCCCAACTCACGACAAACAAGGCTATTGGTAGCAACGTGAACTTGTTCATCTCTACTAATGTCAGCACTTACTGTTCGGAGACCAGCATCACCGTTAAATCGGAAGAATGGCAAGAGAACAAAGAAAATTGCACGCTCGGCAACAAGTGCTTTGAGGACTGTGTGATCTGGATGAGCAATCCATGCATCCCGGAGGCGTAGCGCTTCCTCTTCAGCTTGTTTATCAACACCGATAGCATTGGCGATGTAACCGAGTGCAAGGTCATGGTTTTCTTCGTCCTTGATATTGGACAGAAGGAGATCCCTTGCCATTTCTGGTACTTCATTTTTAAG